TTGTGCTTGTGCTCCTCAGCATTAAGTTAACCTACTGCAGGTGCAACAAGTGCAACTTCAGATGTCTCAGCAGCAGCAAGATCAAGAGGGAAGTTGTGAGCATTACGCTCGTGCATTACTTCCATACCTAAGTTTGCTCTGTTAAGAACGTCTGCCCATGTAGGAACAACTTTACCATTGGTGTCTACGATAGACTGGTTGAAGTTAAATCCATTAAGGTTGAACGCCATTGTACAGATACCCATAGAGGTTAACCATATACAAATAACAGGCCAAGATGCAAGGAAGAAGTGAAGTGAACGACTGTTGTTGAATGATGCATACTGGAAGATTAATCTACCAAAGTATCCATGAGCAGCAACGATGTTGTATGTCTCTTCTTCTTGTCCGAATTTGTAACCGTAGTTCTGAGATTCGGTCTCAGTTGTTTCTCTGATTAGAGAAGA